AAGTACAAAGTTTGCATTCAACATTGCAATTCTTAGCAATGATGAAGAGCCACTGGTTAAGTCCTTTGAAGTTGGTGTTCGTTTGATTGACCAACTGAAGAACTTCCATCTTGACCCACGTCAAGGACCTCTGTCCAAGAATTACTGGGCAGTGTCTAAGACTGGTAAGGGCGCACAAACACAAACCATCTTGCAGATGGTACGTGAGCGTGACCTTGAGGAATGGAATTTGACAGCGTTCAATGAGGACAACATGAAGTTCCTGATGAACAACGTTTATGATCCAAGCATCATCAAGATTCCTACACGCACTGAGTTGCTAGAAGTAGCAACAGAATTACTTGACGCTCAATAGTCATCATGCAACAGACGGTACACACCGTTGAAGAGTTGCAAGAAATTGTTGAGGTAGTTACAAAGGCAGGGGAGTTTGCCTTTGACATTGAGTCCCGTGGGGTTATTGAGCGCCATGATGACATCAATACACTTTTTTTAAAAGAGTGTAAAGATCACATCGCAACGCTTAAGAACCCTGCGGATTCAATTGTTGCATCATCAACAGAAGCAATTCGCCAACGCTATCTCAAAGAACTAGCACTAGATCCGTTACGCAATGAAGTCTTTTGGATTGGTATTGCCACCTACGGTCGCTCATGGGCTATACCTATGGGCCATTTACTTGGTGAAATAATTGTTCCTGAAGAACGTGGTGATGGTACGACAATTCCACCAGAGGGGTATCGTAAGATAACCGCAAATGGTAAAGAGTCAATGGCAAAAGCCAAGTATGTAATTCCTGGTGTGTATTCTGAACCACCAGAACAATTATCCCGTTATGAAGTGTTTGAAGCACTACGACCAATATTCTTTAGCAACCTTACAAAGATTGGTCACAACGTAAAGTTTGATGCTCGCTCTATTCGCAAGTATTACGGTGAACTACCACCGGGTCCGTACATGGACACAATGATTCTCCAACACCTAGAGAATGAAAACTCTCAATCATTTTCATTAACTAACTTAATTGCCCAGAACTTTGGTGGGCATGATGCCTACGCTAAAGAAGGAAAACTTGGCGCTGTTATTAATACTGTTCCCTTTAGTTCTGCTGCGAAGTATGTTCACCTAGATGCTCGTTGGACATGGATGCTTTACACTAAGTTGCGTTCTAAGTTAAACCTTATCGAGTCCATACAACCTGCTATTCAACAGGAGTCAGATGTCCTTCGGGTAATCATGGAGATGGAAGATGAGGGCATTACGGTAAACACTGCTTCTTTGAAACTTCTTAGAAAAGAACTAGATGGAAAGATGCGTGAGTGCCTACTTGATATCGTGGACAATTCATACGCAGGTTTTAACCCTTATACAAATAAAGATAAACAAACTTACTTGTTTACAGGAAAACGACAGGGTGGGTTAGGACTCAAACCATCAAAGAAAACTGCAAGTGGAGCACCATCAGTTGATGCCGATGCTCTTGACAAACTTAAAGACAAGCATCCGTTGATTCCTATGTTGTTGCAGTGGTCGGAACTTGGAAAGATGAAGTCAACCTATGTTGATGGACTTATACCTAAATTAAACAACGGTAAGTTGCACCCGTCATTTAACATGCATCGTGCTGCCACAGGTCGCTTATCCTCATCTAACCCAAACTTACAGAACATTCCACGAGACTCAACTATCCGCAGTTTGTTTGTCCCACCAGATGGGTACACAATGCTCGTGGCTGACTACGACCAGATCGAGTTGAGAGTCATGGCTATGTTTAGCCAGGATGAAAGGCTTTTGCACATCTTTAAACATAACGAGGACATTCACGCTGCAACTGCTGCTGCTGTATTTAAAAAGCCTTTGGAAGAAGTGACATCAGAAGAACGTCAGATTGGTAAGGGTGTTAACTTTCTCACTGCGTACGGTGGTGGTCATAAAAAACTTGCAGTACAGACTGGTATTGAGGAAGAGCATGCCATGTCAATTCTTGATAACTACTATAAGAGTTTCTCTGGTCTAACTAGATGGAAACAGATTGCAATTACTAAAGCAGTAAAAATTGGGTATGTGTCAACGATTAGTGGTCGGAGAAGAAGACTTCCAGAACTTTTGTCCAAAGATTCTTTTACTCAATCACGAGCACAGCGCCAAGCCATCAACGCTATTATTCAAGGAAGTGCCGCAGACATCTGTAAGCAGGCTATGATTGACGTATCAAACGCTTTCATGGGTACTCAGGCGAAGATGCTTGTACAAATTCATGACGAACTTGTAGCGGTTGCCCCAGAAGAAGACGAAAACTCTGCAATGTCTACGTTAGTTTCTGCTATGGGTCACGACAGGAGTATTATGGGGGTGACACTTAAAGTGTCCTGTCATGCAGCAACGAACTGGTCGGAGGCAAAAGGCAAATGAATAACATTACGGAGAAAAGAAACTTCTGTCTTATGCTTTCATTACCTTCAGGTCAAGGGTTTGCCCAGAAGTTAGGTCTTACACCACCTTCTAAAGATGTTCAAGAATTAGAACAGATTCAAATAGATTCACAGTGGGATTTGCTACATGAATTTGGTGTTTTTGATGAGATTTCTGAGTCAGTTGAGTGGTTTACAGAGATATTATCTACTAATATGGATGGAGAAGAGATGCCACCAATGGCTGCTATTGAAGGATCTAAAGCAGTGTTGGTTTCTTTTGGGATGGCATTGATTCAAAAGTTATTAGAAAACGAAATGATTGTAATAATCTCTCCGTTAGACTAAGGAAACAATAATGAGCAGTTGGTGGGATAGAAAATTAAACAACGCACCCCAAGAGGAGCGTAGGTCACTTCCTACAGAGCGTGTAGTTTTGCCTGCACTACAACAGCAAGCACAAGAACGTGTTATGCAATCACCATTGCAACACCAAACACACGTGTCTCAACAGGTTGATCCTAATGGACAAACTGATATGGGTACAGCAATTAGATCATGGCGTGGTGGTGAAGCACATCGTGTAGATGGTAATCAATCTTGTCCACGATGTGGGAGTAACAACGTATTTAGTAGATCAAATGCATCAGCAGGTGGAAAAGTTCCTGCCCCAAGATGCTTTGAATGTGGGTGGAATTCCCTGTATGATCAAGGTGAACAAGCCAACTGGGTATAGGAGAATAAGTGGAAAACAATTGGGACAGTTTGTCTTCAATCATTAATTCGGTTAACAAGCAATACGGTGCAGGAACAATTGTTAAGGGTAGTGAGACCCGTGGCAAATTAGATCGAATCTCTACTGGCATATTGTCGTACGACCTCATGCTTGGTGGTGGTTGGCCTGTAAACCAGTGGAGTGAAATCATTGGTGAAGAATCATCTGGTAAGACTGCACTTGCATTTAAGACCATTGCAACTAACCAAGCATTGAACCCAGACTTTATTTGTTTGTGGGTTGCTGCTGAAGAGTTTGTTCCTGAGTATGCAGAGTCAATTGGTGTTGATCTTGAGCGATTGTGGATTGTTGAAACCAACATTATGGAGCATGCTTACAACCTTGTAATTAATGTTATGTCTAACCGTGCTGCTGACATGATCGTTATTGACTCCCTACCTGCGCTTGTTCCTGGTGATGAATCTGAAAAGACAATGGAAGAGTTCACCGTGGGTCTTGGTGCTCGTCTTACGTCTAAGTTCTTTCGTAAGTCTTCAGAGGCTCAAAAGCGTTCGCTTATTACAGAAGAACGTGTTTGTACTGGTTTGATGATTAACCAATGGAGACAAAAGATTGGTGTGATGTGGGGTGACCCACGCACAACCCCAGGTGGATTGGCAAAGAACTTTGCTTACTTCTGCCGTGTTGAGGTAAAGCGTGATGAGTGGTTGAAAGACAAAGACGAAGTAGTTGGGCAAACTATCAAGGCCAGAACACTTAAGAACAAGACTTACCGCCCTAATCAAAGCGCTGTTATTGATTTCTATTTTGCCCAAACACAAGGGTTTGAAAAAGGTGACTACGACACGCTTAAAGACATGATAAACATCGGTATTGCTATTGATGTTATTACCCGTGCTGGTGCTTATTATTCATTTGGTGAGGGTCGTTGGCAGGGTAAGGACAAAATGCTTGATGCATTTCGTGAAGACCTTGACATGCAAAAAGTTCTAATTGCCAAAGTTGAAGCACATTACGGTGTGGCACGGTGAAGGTTATAGGAAAAGATCCAGCCGATGACAGAAGAAACATTAACAAAGCGTCTGTTAAACAAGAAAAGCGAACCGCTAATTCGTATAAGGGATCTCGTAATGCTCGCTCTGGTGCTGGTTGGCTTCGCAAAAATGATGTTCGTGCGGAAAACTTCCTCATCGAAAACAAACTCACAACAGGATTAACTCAGATAACTATCAAGGCTCTTGACCTTGTTGAGTTGCGTGAACGTGCAATTATTGAAGAAAGAGTTCCTATATTGCAGTTTGATATTGGTGGTAGACGATATGTTGTTATACCAGAAGACGATTTCTTGGAGATGATTGATGAGTGAGATGCATGATTACAAGAAGTTGTTGACTATGAATGGTCGTGTGCTTCCAACTGTGGCAATGCAGATCCTAAAAGATCGTAATGTTCGTGAAGAAACTAGAGATACAGACCACCTTCACCCTAGTGATTTGGCAAAGAGAGATTGGTGTCCACGGTCTAATTGGTACACCATTAAGAAACACCCTAAAGACCCAGACAACTTTTCATTTCAACGTTTGAATGTGTTTGCTGAAGGTCATTACATCCACGCTAAATGGCAAGACTGGCTAAACAATGCTGGAGTTCTTGAAGGTTTGTGGCAGTGCAAGAATGATATTTGTAATCATAAATGGGAAGCAGTAAGCCCAGAGAAATGCCCATCGTGTGGAACTCCTAAACCTATTTACCGTGAAGTTCCTATTAGTAATGAGGAATATCACATCCTGGGTCATGCTGACGGTATTGTTAATGATAAGCAAGGTCGAACGTTAATCGAGATTAAGTCTGTTGGTCTTGGGTCAGTTCGTTTTGAAGCCCCAGATCTGTATTACGCATATCAAAAAGGTGAAATAACTCTTGATGGTTTGTGGAAAAAGATTAGACAACCATTCTCAAGCCACATTAGGCAGGGTTTGTTGTATATGTATTGCACTGGTATTCACCAGATGACTTTTTTGTATGAGTGGAAACCTACTCAAGAGGTTAAAGAGTTTGTAGTTGGATTTACGCCAGAATTAGTGCAACCAATGCTTGACAACTGCAAGAGACTTATGTCAGCATTGAATGGAGACATTCCACCAATGCGACCGATGTGGGCAGAAGAACCTACATGCAACGGCTGCAAATATTGTCCTTATAAAAACACATGTTGGAGATTAGACGATGAATCCAGAGATGGAACTGTTCAAACAAAACTTCCCGTTACCAGAAAAACCAAAAGGACTACTACCTGAACTTCCCCGTAACATCGGAGACATTGGCGACTCCGATTTAATGGAGTTGTATACCGACTTTATGGCTTGGTTAGTATACGCCAAGGCTCAATTAGTTCAGGCTGAGATTTCAGAAGAACGTGAACGAAACATTCTTGAGTACCTACAGTCCAGTGTCTTGATTGAGCAGTGGGGTGATAAGGCTAAAGGTGACCTTGTTACCGTGGCAAAGGCCAAGCGAGATGTTGATTTAAGGATTCAAGACCAGATTGAAATACACACACAAAAACGTGCTTACCGTAAATTGGTAGACACTGTGTTTGATCGTTGCGAGCGTGGTGCTCAGGTAGTTTCTCGTGAACTGTCACGCCGCATTGGTATGTCAGGTAAGGAACTTCGCCAACACCGATTTATGCCATAAATAAGTTTGTACCCACACACAAAATTTTGGAGATAGACCCAGATGGGAAATAAGCACAAAGCAAAAGGGACATCGTTTGAGACCCTTATTGTCAACTATCTTAAAGAGCAAGATTTCTGTAATGCTCGCCGTACAGCCCTCGCTGGGGAGAACGATGCTGGAGATATTCATGGCGTGGTTCAGGTTCGTGAAGTCCCCGCTAAAGAAATTGCCATTCAATGTAAGAATCAGAAGTCATTTAAACTAAGTGAATGGCTAAATGCTACAGTGGAGCAGGCTTCCAAATTGAAGCGTGGGGTTCCTTTGTTGGTAGTGAAGCGACCGGGGAAAGGTGTTGCTGCTATTGGGGAATCCTATGCAATTATGCCCTTAGAAGACATGCTTAAGTTGCTCAAGGATGCTGGTTACGCATAAATGATATTATTGGGACAACTGTTTACCTAACTAGGAGTCAATATGTCCCAAGAATTGCATACAAAAGTTGAAGATGTTCTGAAAGTATCAGGCTCGAGCAACCCACAAAGTGTGGGTTCAATCCTCGCCCGTTCTGTTGTGGCAGGCCATTTGCCCAAGATTCGAGCCATTGGCGCAAGCGCTGTAAACCAAGGCGCTAAAGCATGCGCTATTGCACGTGGTTTTGTCGCCCCACGTGGCATGGACCTTTCGTTTGTGATTGGCTTTGATGATATTATTGGTGAGAATGGAGAAAATATCTCCGCTATTTCCTTCAAACCCGTAGTGAGGTAAACAATGGGCTGGTTTAATCGTGACAAGGTGAACAGTATCACCCCGTATGCAAACAGTGGTCAACATAAGCCACGAGTTGGTGCAAAGCCAGACACCCACACGGTTCGTGACGATAGTGGCAACACCACACAGGCAATGACCCAGCGCCGAGCAGACCGTGATGCTACATCTGCATCAGGACCACACTCTGGGTATGTCAACCCAAGTGGCGGCGATGCAATGGGTCCAAAAAAACCTAATATTAAAATTGGTGCTGAGTACACCACGTACCATGAGCCTTCATCCCCAGAAGGTAAAGCAATTCTTAAGGATAAGAAGAAGTCTGCAAAGGCTTTGAAAAAAGTAAACAGCCCTAAAGTAATGGCTGAGTCAAAAGCCGCAGGACAATCGTTTGATGTTGCTAAAGAACAAGAAACAAAGCGCATGAAGACTAACGAATCAGTTGCTCGTAGTCAAACAGGCCCATTTGCCATTCAACCAGAAAGAAGTGAGAAGGCATACCTTGAAGGTGGTGCTAAAGGTGAACAAGCCTACCGTCAAAAGGAAAATAAAATGCGGGCTGACATGGATAAGGATATGCCTTACTAATTATGCGTAATCGACCAAACTCAGGACATGATGTCTATTCAACACCAGTAAAGCGTGTTGCTCACCGCCCCATTGACCAAGCACACGTTCCTTCTGTGCCTGCAAAAATGAGTGACTATGTTCCAAATTCTCAGTATTTGGCAGATAGTTATTACGC